ATATTGTCAGCAGATTTTGTGATATTTACTATATCTTCCACAGTATTATATGATGCTATGTAACTCTCTGCTATCTCCTCGTAGTATGTGAAACTCATGGGGTGTCTCATGTGTACTCTAGTATGGTTCTCAAATAATTTTTTAGTGTACTGTACATACTCTTCAGTCATAACATAACAACCATCTATCCACACTACCCTATCTCCTTCAGAGAATAGTTTGTGCTGCATTATCTTAGGATAGAGTGATAACCTTAGAGGACAGTCATGTTTGATTGGTATATCTCTGAACTCCCATGCTCCCTTGTGTTCAATTGATCCATCTGTGAACATAACATACCTAATGTCTGGATCATAGTAATGATCGTCAGGTATCTCATCATATCCATTAGTAATACATGAGTAGATTGTTATCCTAGAATCCATTTACTATCACCAAATTCTTATCATTTCTATTCCAATACCCTGATCTATTTCCAAACAACCAGTCACCTGTCTCCTTCATAATAGCAGCACGGTATCTCATTTGCATACTGAGTCCTGTAATCTTTGCTAGTTGATCTATGTATGGAGTAGGGTCTACTTTTTCTCCCGCATACCTACCACCCTTGTTCTTCCACCAGGCACCATCGATAGGGTTAGAGTCAGACCACCTATTGATAAACTCACGGGACGCTGACCATCCGTATGGCACGTCAGCAAGTTGCAATGCTACCGCAAGAGACAACTGGTCTCTCCTACCACCTTGCATATACCACTCCCACCAAAGACTATCAATACTACTGGGTCCGTTACGCCAGATGACAGTTCCTAATGGCGAGAAGAAGTTAGCAAAGTTATATCCTGAGGTAGAAACCTTGCTGGTAAAATCAATGATTGTCTCAGAGTCAACCAGTCCTCTGTGTATATGCTCTGCACACTCCTCAAGATAGTAATACTTATGTGGGTGCTGCATCAAAAAGAAGTCATGATTACTCAGGACTTCTTCACTCACCTCTATAAACTTATCATTGACAGTGTGTAATTTAGATGCATCAATATAAACACTCTTACCTTCTATAGGACATAATATTTTTGGATGACGTGACAGTCTAACAGGATCATCATGAGAATACTTTATCTCTCTTAGTTCCCAACCCTCTTGCTCTTCTACAGTGCCATCATGGTAACATATAAAGTGTTCGCCTGATTTGTTAGGTGGTAGTTGGAAGTATGCATTTGTGATTGCTGTATAGTAAATCATATCACTCCATAGTGTTTCATATAGAACCAGTGCTTATCATACTTGGCATACAGTCTGGGATTTAGTTTAGTAATTGGTTGCAACTTCTTCAGCAAATTATTTGCTGTCATGTATTGATCAAACTTACCCCGCTGAGTATGCTTACCTCTGCGTCCTACTTTATTGAAGAACCCAAGTTCAATACCACAATCATCTCTGTTGTCATAGAACTCTGGTTCGATACCAGTCAGTTGTCTAGCAACATCAAAAGGAATTGTATCCCTGTTGAACTTACCACTACCCCACTTATACCATGCCTGATCAAACTCACGTTGCTCGTCAGTCAGTGTTCTCCAAATGATTGTGCACTGAGGACTAGCATATTTTTTGAAGTCGTAGTCAGTCTCCCCCAATTTTTCCATGAAGTTCATGACACACTGCCTACTATAGAAAGCACATGTGTATCCTTCTAGGAGTTCATCGAGGAAAGAGAACTTACTACCATGCCTCAGCACTGAGAATGGGAATGACGTTCTACTATTTTCAATAAAGTCCTTTGTGAGTTTGAAGCACCCATCAATCCATACTGTGTGCGTTCCTTTAGGAAAGAACTCATGCGGGTTTGCCTTTACATAGAAAGCAAAGTCCCTAGGATCTTCTATATCTAAATCCAATTCCACATATTCCCATGCTCCTACAGTGGTATCCATCTTCCCATCATGGAAACACACATACCTAACGTCAGGATCATAGTAACTGTCTTCAGGGAACTCGTCGTAGTTATTAGTGACGCAAGTAAAGACAACCAGATCTTTTACAGCATCACCATACTCATGTGGGATGTTGTCAACAGTCTTGTCGATGATATTCTTTACGAGATCTTTGAACCCAAAGATCTGGTGCAGACTGTTCTGCAAGTCAACGATGTCTTTGTTCTTTGGTTTGGTAATAGGATATGATTGAATGTATTCTTTCTTCCTACCACTGTTGCTCAGATCTATCTGTAAGGGAATCCTATTGATCTTACACTCAGGTACCAGATACTCTGCCATAGAACTAGAGACCTGATCTCTATTCACACCACCCATGTACCAGTCACGCCAGGTATTACACCACTTGATTACCTCAGGAGTCAATCTCCTCCACAGAACACAGTTGATAGTCTGCTTATAATATTCACCACGATATCCTCTAGAGTGCATTAGTTTTGCCATCTCTATGATCTCAGAATGATCAGAGAAACCATAGGTACATAACTTATTGAATTCTGCGAACAGAGTTCTTTCCTCAGGATGAATCTGAATCGTAAAGTCAAACTCCTCCATCTTTCTAGAGAACTCTACAAACTCTTTCGTAATAGGATAGGAGGCGTCTATCCATACCGTAAACTCACCCTCATCAAAGTAATGATGGGGCAAGTGTTTTGGGTGATAAGATTTTCTTACGAAGCACTCTTCAGTTTCTTCTAAAAGAACGTACTCCCAGGGTGCTTTCTGAGTTTCGATTGATCCATCATGAAAACAAACATACCTACAACTGGGGTCATAGTATGCATCAGGAACCCAGTCGTAGTCGTTTGTAATACAAGTATAGAATATCAATTCAGGTTCTCCCGTGCTTGCTGTTGCTGACCCATTGCCTCACTGATAGTACGCTCAGTCACGTTACCAGGTTCCCTGATAAACCAACCAGTGGCAATGTACTTAGACTGTTCGCCAGTCAAGAAAGCACCACGGTGCATGTGGGTGTACGTAGCAGGCCACATAACAATAGTTCCCTTCTTAGGATGGAACGTTTTCTCCTGGTGATAGAAGTCAGTACCTCCACCATTCTCCGGGGGGATGTCATTCAGATAGATCATCCACGTCAGCACACGGTCACGGTACAAGAAGTTACCGTTCTCACAATGCCATACATGGTATCCACCACCAGGATCTGTGCGTTGGATCTTACATGTCCAGGAAGAAATCGGATCACAAGAGTCAACCAGACCCTTGTACTTCTCCACATAGATCTCAAATGCTTGACCAATACACTGGTTGATTTGTGCAGTGATAGTCTGGTCAGCAAGTTCCAGATACAACTGGTGATCCTTGCGACCCATACCACCCTTGGCAAACTGACTGTTACCTTTGTTGAAATGATCTAGAGAAAACTCATGACCATCCAACTCAGTTACAGGGTGACGAGACTCTTCCCCAACAAAATACTTTTTGTTATACCAGAACTCAAATACATCAACAATGCTATCACAGAAGTCCCACTTCACAAAGTTCTCAAAGACACCAATGTGTCCGTAGTCCTGCATTTCTGTAAATTGTGGTTGCTCTGTCATTGTTCTTTTGCTTGGTTTAGATATACAGATGGTGGTATTCTACCACAATACTCATCGAGTTCCATGATGTCATCGACAGTGTGTTCGACTGCATCACGTTGCCAAAATTCTGCTAATGCATTCTTACTACCTTTGTGGAAGATGTCAATGTGTTCTTCATGAATAGCAGAACCCATATCAATTCGGTAGTTGAACAGTGGAGTGGAGTATGACTTACCACTGTCGAGGATCAGATCCTCTGACACTGAACGTGGTTTGATGTTCTGATCAATCTTCCACAGACTACCACGTTGATGCATCCTCAGTATCTTAGTTGCATGGTGCCTTGTGATCAGGTAACAAGCAGCAGAGAAATCATTGATGAATCTATGGTGCAGTTTTAGAGTGATACCATTTGGATTGATGATGGTCAGTTGTAGACAATCAAAGTTGATTGGCACACGACGACGTACATCTTTCCAGTTGAACGTCCAATGTTTGGCAGTGCTCAGGTCAACATCATCTTCCATGATGAAGACCTCATCCAGGTCAGTCTCTTCGACAAAGTATTTGATTGCCGACAAGTGACTCAACACACAACCAATCTCACCAGAGTTCATGTTGTGTGGGATTGTTCCCTTCAAATATGATGCTGGGTCATCCTCCTTACCATCAATGCCAACGATGCGGTGATGCTTTTCGATTCCCCAGTAGGAGAACTGCTTCTCCATGTACTCACGACGGTCGGGATAGCGATCAAGGTTTACCCAGAGAACAAAAGGAAACCCTTCCAGTTTTTTGAGTGCTTTATTCTTGTCCGGCATCGTTCTTCACCCCGCGAGCGGTCATGTAATCAATATTAGTGTAGTAAGAAACTAATTGTTTTCTTGTTTTGATTTTCAACTCTTCCCATAGACTACGGTTCTGTTCAATGTATGGGTTATGGAACCATGAGTTCTCTGATCTGATATGTTCCATGTGGAACACCAGTTCATTCAACCGCATCACATGGGAACAAGTATTGAATCTATGATACCTCTCATCATCCTCATAACCATAAGCAACAAACCCTTCGTTCTCTCCACCAAGTTTGATGTACTCTTCAGTGTCAAAGAACTGACAGAATCCAAACTTAGCATCATAAACTTTTGCCTTACCATTGAAGGCATTGAAGTTGAAGTTTGAATTGATGAACCGAGTCACGTCATTATCATCGATCGTCAACTGACGTTGATAGTCACCATACCCATAAGGATAGATGCACTTGACAGGTTCAGGTTCACCAACATCATCAGGAGCATATCCATTGATGATAGTATTCTGTGCCAGGATGTAAGTGTTGACTGGTAGTAGGATGTCACAGTCATAGTTGACAACTACTGGAGTCTTCACCAACATCAACATGTCATTGAGGAGACGTGTCCTATGAAACGCTGTGTTGTTAGGGTCTGCCTTCTCAAAGATGTGATGAATCTTCGTCATCTTATCAGGAGGCAGTGCCATGTCCAACATGGGCACCACCTTCGTCAAAAATACTGACTCTAGATCATGCTCTTTGATAATGATCTGAGTGTCAAAGTTGCGGAGCAGATAGATCAGACACGTTGTGATGTTACGCATCCTATCAGCACTCTCAATCCTCAACGGAATGATGAAGGTAGTCTTGGATAGATCCCAGGAGTTTACTGGTTGGATTTGAAGATCCTCATACATTCCAAGGTCTTCAATTTCAATTCCTTCCTGTTCAATAGTCTTAGACACTTACAACCTCCCAGTTGTCACAGTATAGATCTGATGTGTTGTGATTCTTTGTGTATCCTGTACCAAACCACCTTTCAGGTGCCAGGATTCTTTTGTTTGGATTCTTACTCAACCAGGATCCCCACCAAGAGAATGAAGAGTTTGCAATGATGAAGTCATCACAGAGACTCATCATGCAAAGGTCTGCCACATTGTCTCCGCCTTCCGAAATTAGAAACCGATCATCTGTAAATTGCTCGTGACACCACACAGGATCGTCACTAAAAACAATACAATTCCGGTCACTATCAAAGTGCGAAAGACACGCATCATAATACTCCTTGGTGCAGGGAGGATGGTTGTCACAGTTAGTTAGGTAATCACCGCGACGCACATGTAAAGCGATAGGTCGGTCAACCGAACTAATCATTTCCACACAAGGATCATGGATGTCATTCTTGAATTCAAAGTCCTGACGGATCTCAGATTCAATATGCTTGAACCATTTCTCACTCTGCAAATACCCATAGACATTGTGTCCGTCAGGAGTATTGTCAAACAGATTCTTGTCAAAGTGAAAGTGTGCCTCTTGAACATAAGGTCCAGGACACACCGCAATATTTGTCAACCCTACTAGTTTGAAGCACTCAAACAGTTGGTGGTCATGCCACTCATCCTCAAACTTACTAGGAGGGATACAGAAATCATATCCTTTATGTGCTGCTATGCCACGCAGTCCAGCATACTGGAACATCTGGTTTCCCAGACGCCCATGTCTGCCGAGGTGGTTGAATCCAATCATGATTGCCAGTGATAGTGAAAGAAGTTACCTCTGTGATGACACATAGGGTCTTGGGATGGAACTCGATATCGGAGCATGGTCTGCCCCTTGAAATCAGTTCGGTCCCCAATAATATTGTATGCCTTCTGCATTGCTGTAACGTTTTGCAGTCGCTTGACCACTCGTGGATCAGCAGTAGGTCTTCGTCTCAAGAATCCTTCATACTGTCCACGTTGATATACAACGTTGGCAACCGTGTTGGGAAAGTGAGGTGACCTGACACGGTTCAAGATTGAAACAGCAACACACAACTCATCTTGAGTGTTACGTGCCGCTTCAACCTGCACTGCTCGTGCAAGATGATCAAAGTCAAGAGGAGTCAGTGCTAGAAGTGCCTCAAGAAACATTGTGTTTTTCCTTTAGATAATCAATTTCCTTGGGAAGGAGATGCTCGTGCAGTCTTTGAGTCTGACTGGGGTGTTCTCGGTTAGAGATGTGGTAGTGGGGGAGCAGTGCCGGTTTCCCGTGGTCCTTGTACAACCTATAGAACATATCACAATCCATGAGCATAGTCAACTCCTCATCAAAGTAGATGCCCAGGTTGTTACGGACGGCAAGGATGGAAGGGGAACTCAGGGTGTTGACACCTTCCAACAATTTGCTGTTCCACACAGGAGTCTTAGGATTGTAATGAGTCTTACCATCATCCAGAGTATGAGCAAATCCTGTGACTGCCCACTCAACTTTAGGTTCTAGAAAAGCATTGATCAACTCTGCATTGAGATTCCTAGTAAGAATCATATCGTCAGAGAAGATGATCTTTAGAATGCCTCGGTCTGCCAACCGCATAGCAGAGTTGGTATTGGCAGAAATATTTCCTCGGTCATCTTCATTGCGAACGTAATTGATCTCAAAAAGATCATCATACTCTTCGCATGCCTGCAAGACTTTGTTAGAGGAACCATGATCAGACACCCACACATTGAAATCCATGTCTGTCTGTAGAGACAGGGCATGAAAAATATCAAACAAATACTGCTGGCACTTTGGATTTTTATCGTGCGTCGGGATGCAATAACTTACAGACATTAGCGAAGATCGCTCATAATTTTTCTAGTGAGGCGTGGAACCACATCGTTGTCACTATGGAATTGCTTTGCAATCTCATAGTTCTCTTCGATAGCATCCTTTCTCCAATCATACTTGTCTGCATCCAGATGTTTTAGGATCAGTTCAAGTTCTTCCATATCATGGAAGACAATTACTCCGTCCATATTGAACCAGTCTCCTAGGTTAGGACAACCATAGTAGATGGGAACCGTCTTTGATGCAAAGCAATCAATGACCTTCTCAGTAAAGTAGTTTCTCTGTCGAGAGTTCTCTACTGCGATATGGAACTTAGCATTCTCGAAGAAATCATTTCTCCTCTCATGGAAGGGAGGAGATTTATGTGCATAATACTGGAGTCCATTTGAAACGTCAACATTTTTGAGCATTTCAAAAATTTCCAACCGCATACGGTGACCCACAGTCTGATTCTTTTCACTGGTCACAAAGGTAACGTTGTTACCCTTGTCAAGAATCAAATCCTTGAAGTCCAACCAACTAGATCCCCACTCAAAGAGTTCGGCCTGTGGATATTTCTCTAGGATTTTTTCAGTGAACGTGTAGATCTTGTCGAACTGATACGCACTACGGAGTGCACCCTCAGTCACTGTAGGTAAGATAGAATATGGTTCTGCCAGGAACAGGATTTTATAATCCGCCCGCACATCATAATCTAAGTTATCGATCGAGATGCTTACACTTTTATCACCCAGGTCAAGATTCTTATCTTGCCATGGGTTCCACCACAGAGGATAATATTTTACTGTCATCGTATGTCTTGGAAATGATAATGAAAACCGAAGGTCTCAATACCTTCATGCTCTGGGCACTCTACCTCTTTAGAGAACCTAGCGGCAACTTCCACTGGTGCAAAGACGCATCCTTGCTCCTCAAAAATATGCCGGTTGTGGACACAAATGTTGCCGTCCTCATTATATAGTCCGGCATTCATATGCTTATAGAAGTCTCCCTGATTGACTTCCCAGGGTACAGTTACACGCGAGGGGACCTGTAGTAACTTTCTGGAACGTAAGGAAAATCCCCCATTCCCAACCCGTTGGTTCTTACCCCAGGGGTCGAGGAAGGCATTTGGATCGTCTCTCCAGGGGGCACCGATGTAGTCGTACTGTAACCACGAACTATCCCAAAGCCAAGGTCGAATAACAAAACCGTCAGGATGGATAAGGAGGCAATGCGTGGACTGAATATGATTGATAAGGTTATATATACAATAAAAATTGAAATCATTGATGCTTTGAATTGGATAGGTTTCCTCATACTGTGCTTGGTCGCAGAGACCTTCTGGTCTCCCCTTGCTGCCAAGAAATTTGACAGCACCCCATTCAATAGACTCACATGATTTATTTACCGCATAGACAGCTTCAGGAATGTCAACATCTGCTAGCATAAGCAGCGTGACTTCAGGAATTTTTAGCACGTTGCACCGCTCGGTTGAATACTGGGTATAAGTCTAGCAGATTTATGTCGATATTTCTAGCCCTGTCATATAAGTCTTCGGCATCGAACAGCAGGGTCTTATTGATCTTACCAAAGTCATCAACCCATAGGACCGGGTAGTCTTTATATAATTCTTGCAGGTACTCATCCTTCAGCATGATAGGAACACGCTTCAGGTACAGCACCTCCCAGTTCCTATGACAGTCCACAGCATTACCCTGCGGACAGATCATGAACTTATGGTCTTGTAGTTCCCTGATATACTCTCGGTATCCTTGTCGCTGTCCGACTGTAGCGTACGAGATTCCACTAAACATCTCACGGATGTTGCCACGGACACTGAGGTTAGTGTGCTCTGAGTGATTGATGTACAGAAGTTTTCTGGGTCTAGGATCTTCTTCCATTGCTTCCAACAGAAGAGTGTGTCTATGATCTTCTTCATGTAGTTTCCTGCCGACACCATAAGGAAAAGAATAAAGTTTCTCTTTGAATCCTATTGCGTTTGCTGCAAAGATACCCAGCACATTGTCTGGAATATCTATGTCCTCTTCTACAGGAGTGTCCTCATTATTGCAAAAAATTATGAACTTCTTGTCAAGGGAAGCACATAATTTTAGCAGGTCATTCTTCTTCAGTAGGTCATCAACCCACTTCTGATCATTAGCATTATTGCATACGATCTTTCTATTATATAATCTAATGTTATCAATAAAGAGAGTCATGATCTCCTTATCAGTCTTAGACACAAGGTCAAGAAACTCTTTGTTCTTTTTGCTGGCGACTTTCATGAAAGACCCATGCACTTGACCTATGACCCCTGCCTGATCTCCAAACGTATAGTCACAATGGTTTGCTACTCCAGGTCCGTGGATCAATTTCATAGTGCTTTCACAAACTTCTTCAGTTTACGATTCTTCTGAGACCGGACATACTTAGGGAAGGTCTCATCAATCTCTACAACAGTTGGTTGATAGAGATATGTTCTACCATATGGGTCCAGGTTCTGCTCGATCCTATCCTCCATGCTGGAACGGAACTCTTCCAAGTTGTTTTCTTGGTGCTCATAGGCATCCATCTTCTGACGCACAGTGTCAGCATCACCAAAGAAACTCCAGTGCCATGATGCATTGGCAAGTTTGTATGCATCCTGGTGTGACTGACGGAGTTTGTCAACACTCATACTCTTCAGTGTCTTGAAGTCACACACTCGTGTGCCCATCCACTGCTCTTCACACTTCACATTGAGGTAGTAATAGAACAGAGGACCTGTCAAGACATAGTGATGGTTAGGATCGAACCACTCATCCATACACTTCAGTGCTTCAGGGTTCGCGATCTCGTCAGCATCACTTGTAAGGATGATGTCGTCGTCCTCTGCCTTATCTAACAGACCATAAATTGCACTGTCCTTATGAAAGCATGCCCGCTGGTATGGCAGTGGCAGTTGATAGATGTTCTCTTCCAACATGCTCCTGTGATAAGGAATGTCAGAATAGTATGCCTCAAAGGTTTTGTTATCGTCGATGGTGACGTGGTGGATAATTTTATCCTCCCACTTCTTGAACCGCTTACGATTCTCTTGGAAGAAAAGTGGTTTGGGTTTACCAGTAAAGGTAATGTTTGCCTCATTGATAACAAAATAGTCCACCGAATCTCCGAGGATGTTCATCCTCAGTTCCAGTAGATCTAGTTCATTATAAAAAGTAAATACGTCGAAGATTTTCATGGACGATAATTGATGTTCAAGGTGAATCTAACACCAGTAGTTGGAGAAGAACTGGAATGATATTGCTTTCCGTCAAAAGTAACCATCTTACCTCGTTCAGGAGACTCTCTATGAATAACATTTTGATCTCCATCAAAGAAGAATGTATCGCCGTCAGCATCATTGGGATAATATAATCCTACAATGTGTGGACGGTCATCATCTACATGTGAGTTGTGTGGAACACCGAATGCTTCTGGTCTTGGATATTGTAAGGTCATATGTGACCTAATCATTGGGTTGTTAGGCATCCCAATCTCTTGACCAATAGAGTTCCAAGGGAACTCGCGAAAATATGGTGAGATGTTTCCATCTACACTCAGCAAAGTAGAACTGAAGTATGGATTCATCACCGTCCGTAGAGGATGATCACGGTTTCCATAAGCACAGTCGTCAAAGTAATAATATGGTAGTTTCTTACACAGGTTTTCAATCTGTGCTACTAACCTATTACTAAGTTTATGCCTTGTAAGAAAAGAGGAGTTCTCTTTGCTCATCACTGTTGGTCCATTCTCCAGGTTTGATGTAGTTATCTAACACCATCATGTTGATAGTGATGTCAGTATTATACAGCATCTGATAGTTTAGATGCTCCATTATATGTAGATTAGTACAGTAGATGTTCTCTACTGTGTTGCTACACAACGCCGCGGCCATTGCAAACGTTCCTACACCAGAAGTCGCAAGATGTTTTGCATTCAACAGGGTAGCAAAGTCTTCCTCAACAGTCTTAGATTGAACAGTAACCTTTGGGTTCCATGCCAACTCTTTGACAAGAGGATTATGTGTTGTATCCTCAGTAACTAAGATACACTTGTCGAATTGTTCCAACAGTGCATCATAAAAACAAAAAGGATTAGGGACATATTGATCAGGATTAGTAACCCTTTGGTCAAAAACATCTCCACTCCTAAGATGCATAACGAGAGTGTCAGGATCAACATCCACTCTAGGGAGTTGTAGTCTAGGGCGAACATACGTCTTACAGAATGAACGCATCTGCGTATAACAAACGCCCTTATCGATCGGGACTTCTTTGTACGGACCATCCCAGTAGAAAAACTTTCCGGAAGCATCGACTACGTTGTCTCCAAAACTACATGAAAACTTCTGAATAATATCATGCTCAAGGTTGTTCTCAAAACTAGTCTTGTACGCTTGAGCACTCATCAACCCATTAGCAACCTGCTGAATGTTGTTGCCTAAACGTCCATACCAATGAGATAGTTTCATACAAAGATGTTACGTGCCTCTTGATCAACACACTCAAAGGGTTTCCATACAGATTCTTTGACAACCTTAGGATCTACCCACCAATCTTCATAAGGATTCTCTCCGTTACAGACACTGGCACACACCAGTTGATACCCAAGACCTTCCAGGAACTGACGTGAGTGGTCACGAATGGTGTCACCATCCTTGTATGAGTCATGCTCAAAGGTGATGACGCTGGCACGATACTTATCGTGGGGGAATGCTTTCAGTGCTTTGAAAGTAATTTGAGGTGGTTCACAGTCAACGGTAAAGTAATCTACACGTCCCTGCCATTTCTCTTTGGCGATAGCAGCTTCATAGTCGAAGGTGGTAGCGTCCGCCTCATAACAATGGTTCTGCCTAGACATATCTCCATTGAAAACCTCACACATAGACTTCTCAATCTCTACAGAGAACCCACGCCAAGCAAATGCAGTCTCTAGAAGAAAAGTATTACTCATATTCTTGGGGTGGTTAGCACCAACCTCAACATACTTTCCTTTAGTCTTTCCTTTCAGCATAGAAAGAACAAAAAGATCTTGATATGCCTGCGAATAGTTTTGAAAGACTTTACTTTGACCCTTGAAGGGATGCTTCAAGGTATCTTTCTCATAGTTATAGAGTGTGTTCATTCGTACTCGCTGGTAAAATCTTTAGCAATTTGAAGCATGATCCAGTTGTAGGTCTTCCTCATACCTTCTTCCAAAGTCTGACTGTAATCCCATCCAAGTTTTTCTCGGATGAGATCATTGTTAGAGTTGCGACCACGTACACCAGTGTGAGGAACGTCTACGTGGTTCTTACCAATTTCTTTGTTGGCAACCTTAGCAGCAATCTCTACCAGTTGGTTGATGGTTACCATCTCTTCAGAACCAATGTTGACCGGTCCTTCAAAGTCTGATTGCATCAAACGCCAAGTTGCTTCGATGCACTCGTCGATGTAGAGGAAGGACCTGGTTTGGCATCCATCCCCCCACACTTCGATTGAGTCCCCTGTGCTGGCGTAGGCGACTTTTCTACAGATGGCAGCGGGTGCCTTCTCCTTTCCACCGAACCAGGTACCATCGGGACCAAAGATATTGTGATACCTAGCGATACGAACAGGAACATTATAATTCCTCGCGAAAGCCAGATAGATCCGTTCAGAGAAGAGTTTTTCCCATCCGTATTCGGAGTCTGGTGCTGCGGGGTATGCTGATTCTTCACGGCAATCGGGGTTATCAGGATCGAGCTGGTTATGCTCGGGGTACATGCAGGCAGAAGAACTATAGAAGATCTTCGTAGGGTTATCTAACTTGGGACGCTTTGCTTCAGTCCACTCTTTATCTACACCATCGAAGGTGAGGTTGAATGCATGAACTGCACCAAGAAGATTCAGGTTTATACTAGCAGAATTATGCATGATGTCAGCATCATGTTCGCCAGTGAAGATATAACCAGCACCACCCATGTCAGCAGCGAACTGATAGATCTCGTCGAACGGACGGATGTACTGATAGGGAACGTCATGATAGTAGTTCCCCTGCTCACCTTTGTACTGAATTACACGTTCTACAAAGTTTTGTTCTCGCAGATCACCTACGATGAACTCATCCGCTGCCGTGTCAGAGAAGTCAGGATGCTTGAGGTCAACGCCACGGACCCAATACCCTTCCGCCTTCAGACGTTTGACCATGTGGCTGCCGATAAATCCACCGGCACCTAATACTAGTGCTGTCTTCATTGGTAATACTCAGTACAGTAATTGCAAACAACTTCATCTATGTATTCTAGCATAGGTTCAGTAATAACGGGACTACATCCTACGAAAAATACATTATCCAACACTTTACATGCATTAGGATAATTAGTTGCAGGTTCAATGTGTCTATATGCAGGGTGCATCAGGATATTACCTGCAAAATAGTTCCTCGTTTGAACCTTATTGTCCTCTAAATATTTTACAAGTCGGTGTTTGTGTTCTTCACAAACGATGGGGACACCGAACCAACTGGTTTCTGCATGCTCTTTCTCTTCAATAACCCGAGCACCAGGGATCTTACAGAAGATCTCATGGAGTCTAGTTTTGTTGCTACGACGGATGCGATGTATCTCGTCCTGCTTAGTCAACTGCACCAACCCAATAGACCCTTGCAGATCGGCAGGTTTGAGGTTGTATCCTTGAACGCCAAAGACATACTTATGATCGACATCCTGGTCGTACCCTTCCAACCAGCGATCAAACCTGTTTCCACAGACACCGTTGGCCAGTTTGTTCTGGGATCCTACACAATAACAACCTCGCCCCCACCAGGCAAAAGACCTGGCAATCTGGACGACCTCTTCAATGTTAGAGGAGACCATCCCGCCTTCAATCGTGCTGATATGGTGCGCTGGATAGAAAGAACACGACGCTGCGACGGCATGTTTGGTAAGGAGCTCACCTCGCCACTTGGAACCGAGCGAATCACAGTTGTCAGCGATATACCTCAGGTTATTCCTATCAACAATGTCGAGGAACTTATCGAAATCATAGGGATTTCCCAGAACAGGAGAAGAAAAAAGCGCAACAGTTCTAGGACTGATCCGTTGTTCTAACTGTTCCAGATCCCAGTTGAGATCATCGTAGTTGATGTCAACAAAGACTGGTTTGAGTCCGTTCTGGATGATGGGATTGATAGTGGTGGGGAAACCACAGGTGCAGACGATAATCTCATCTCCATCGTGCCAATCAAAATACTTTTTGAGTGCAGCAATCATCACCAGGTTGGCAGATGATCCACTGTTCACCATCACAGAGTGGTCAAACCCAAACTGTTTGGAGAATGCACGTTCAAATTTATTGACTTCCTCTCCAGCAGGCAACCACTTGCCCTGTAGCATGGTGGTGATGGCAGCAACGGGTTCCTTCTCATCCCAATAGGGACCAGAGTAGTACACATTGTCACCAGGTTCCCACCCCTTGTTTGCCATGAAGGGGAATAGTTTTTCTCCGTCTGCCTCTAGCGAAGCAACAAAATCCTCAACCTTACTCTTTACAGACATAACGATTCAACCATCTCACGGGTGTCCATACTAGGTTTGAAACCTAACGATTGTAGTTTACTGGTGTCCAGGTAAAAGTCCTGAGTCTGGACATCCTTATGAAACTTTGGTGGTTCGATACTATCTATATGGGATCTAGTACCAGTACAACCAGCAGCAATCTCAACGATCTCACCGATTGTTGTGGGTCTACCTGACCCGATATTATATGTGGTGTTCAGGTCACCATCATCAATCACCGTCTTGATGGCACGACAGACATCATCAACATGCATAACATCACGACGATGACTACCACCATCATAGAGGTTGATTGGTTTATGCTCTTTGAGTTGATTGATCATCCACATGATTGCATTCTTCTGCTTCGATGCTTTAGGATCATCACCCAAAACATTACACAAGCGAAGGATACGATACTTCATCTTGTACACATCACAGAAAGACTTGATCAAGTCTTCTGCACACCTCTTGGTGATACTATAGAACCCAGTAGGATTGCATAGAGAATCCTCAAAGGCAGGGATAGGTCCACCTTTACCATACACAAACCAGGAAGAGATGAAGTTGAACTCAATGTCTTCTTTGCGGCAATGCTCTAAGACATCACACAGGACACGAAGGTTGGTGTCAACATCTAAACCAAGATTTTTGTGGACGTTATAGTTGTCCACTGTAGAGATCATGTAAAGGATCTTCTTAGATTGAGGTTTGTATTCATCACGTTCCTGCACCAGCGTATCAGGATACATCTCAGCATACCTACCACCAACAAATCCAGGACCATAGAGTGTGACTGGACTATTGAATGACTTTACACCATTCCCCATTTTTCTAAGTACCATGATACAGTTTCGCGTAGTCCGTAATCAAAATCAGTAGTTGGTTTCCACCCAGTAGTTGCAGTTATTTTAGCATGATCCATACCATACCGCTTGTCCTGCCCTGGTCTTTGGTCAGAAATACCAATGAGACCATAAGGTTTTTTCAAGAGGTCTAGAACTTTTTTAGAGACATCAATATTTCTCATCTCACATGACCCACCAATGTTGAACTGATCATTGATGATGTTATTCTTTTCCAGAGACCAGATTGCTTCGCAATGATCTCTAACATGCAACCAGTCACGAATCTGTTGACCACCACCATACATGAAGGTAGTGGTATCATTCATGGCACGGTGCACAAGTTTAGGTATTAGTTTCTCCTCGTGCTGATGCCTACCATAGTTGTTACTACAGTTGGTAATCAGATACGGTAGATCATATGTGTTGTGCCAGGTCTTGACATAATGATCTGACGCTGCCTTGCTGGCAGAATATGGATTGCGTGGATCGTATGGTGTCTCTTCTGTAAACAGTTCTGTGTCATCATACTCCAAAGATCCATACACCTCATCAGTAGAGATGTGATGAAACTTCTCAATGCCAATGTTCAACGAAGCATTGAGTAGATTGATAGTACCAATGACATTCGCCTCTAGGAATGGGCGATAGTTTGCAATACTATTGTCTACGTGACTCTCTGCTGCAAAGTGCCAGATCTTTTTAGGTTTATACTTCTCAAACAGAAACAAGACGTGATCCTCATTAGAGATATCACACCACTCAAAAGCAAACTGCCTGCTCTTAGGTACGTACCCAAGATCACCAGCGTATGTCAGATTGTCTAGGACAACAATCGGTTCAGAAGTCTTCTTAGATAAGAAATGTAAGAAGTTACTGCCGATGAACCCGGCACCGCCGGTCACCATGTATGTCATATTAGCATGTCTAGTAGGGGCATTTTTTGTGTACGACCATAATCATCTTCTAGTCGTACGATGTCACGTTCTTTACAGGTACCACGTTGAACCTCAAAGAACGTTAGTCCTTGATCATGTGCCTTTGCACGATGCCGCTGTTCAATGCCAATGGTAAAGGTAGAACCAGGATGGCATTCTACCTCACAGTTGCCCTGTGTAATGAGACCAGAACCTTCTATGACAATCCAGTGCTCTGTTCTATGTCTATGGAATTGGAGAGAAAATCTTTGCCCTGGTTCGAGATGAATTTTCTTCACTAAGAAATCATCACCTCTTTCAAGTAATTCAAACCAACCCCAGGGTCGGTATTCTCTCACTGCATAACCCCCGTATTCATCAGGTCATACTCAAGCTTGTCTAGAACCACGTTGTAATCTTTGTCCTTGTCTCCGTAGAAGTCAAACTCTGCTTCTTGTTTGTAATGACTGATGAGTTCATCGTAAAGGGAAGGGTGGTCGTACTCTAGATCTACCTTGTCCTCAACTGCATCCACCAGGTGGTGGGTAACATTCTTGAACTTGGCGAGAAACTGTCCTCTAGACATTGCTGGTATGGTAACGAGATTATTATATGCGATCACACACCTCTTGTCAAGAATGAATCGTATTTGTTATGGGTAATAACGTTGATGTTGATCGCGATCCGATAGTCCTTGGTTTTTGAAGGCAACGGAGAGTGATAATAAGTAGCGGGGAAAACTAAAAGTTCGCCCTCTACTGGACTATGTATGTGTTTTTCACCATCAATTAGAAAAAGAATATCCCCTGAGTCTTTAGGTTTCTTCATATAGAATACCGTAGATAAGTCCCGCGATATTTTTTCTGAGATGTGGTTGTGTAAGACACTCACACTTCTCTCCTCATTAGACACGTATGCCCAACAACTTGACGCAAACTTGTCAGGTATTATTGCAGCAGGATATAACTTCCTAACCTCAGAGACTACGATGTCAAACAAAGGTTGAAAGTATTTCAGGTTACTAGGTACTATATCAAATACGTATTGTCCCTGTGCGTAGTTTCTCTTACTCCACTTGTGTTGCAGTATTAGTTTACGGTATAGATCAGTATCGATCCAGTCAGTACCGATGTTGGTGTAGTGTATTGAGTCTGAGAAATCAACGCTCTTCAAAGTTTAGTTTCCTCACCTTACGATTCCTACGCTCTTCTTGGAACGCAAGATCTTGTCGGGTAAATCCTTGCTTACTTTCTTTCTTGGTAATGTAAGTAACCAGATCAAGATCCATAGCAGTGATTACATCACTACGGACTGAAGCAGCGTTAGGACAACCACAGAATACAGGTTTGCCATCGTAATTTAGTTCAACACCACATTGTAGGCATTGAATACTAATGTTAGTCATTGCTCTTACAGAAAATTTGTACGGACATTCTTACTTGTGCTTGTTCACCACCGATTATGGGTGATACAGCATGTCTTTCGTGATTATTATTTACTATCATCATGTTCTCTACAGGAGAGATACTCTTTAGTTCGTCAGTGTCTTTGTCTTTCCACATGAAAACTCCACCCAACTCAGGTACCCATGTATTCAGATACAAAGTTCCTCCTGCATCATTACCACCATCATCATGCCAGTTGATACCTGAACCAGGTAACCACACATGATAATTTACATTTGTAATTGGACTACGGAAGTATTGGTTTAGCGATACCTTGATCTCATTGATGACTTCTGCTGATGGTTTTGTGGATAAACAGTAATTACGCATTCCCTTAGTAAGGGACTGCCCCCATTTCCATTTACTAAAACCCCATACATCCAGTTTCTGGCGAGAGTGAATCTCTCTAATACATTTCGCCACCAAGTCAGAAGATACTGCATCATGAATGAGTTGCATTGGCGATTTCTTCCAAGTTTTTATTGAAGATTTCTAAACCAGCATCAGTCAACACATGCTTGTACATCTTTTCAAATACAGCAGGTGGCATAGTGACAATGTGAGCACCGTTGTAGAAGGCACGGGTTACTTTATAAACATCTCTGAGAGATGCAGCGAGGATCTTAGTCCGCACATTTTGTACTCGGTAAACTTCTGCGATGGAACGAACTACTTCCAATCCAGCAACCGAGTTGTCATCTAATCTACCAATGAAGGGGGAAACATATGTAGCACCAGACTTGGCAGCCAGGATTGCCTGTGCTGCGGAGAAGATCAACGTAACGTTGACTCTAATCAAGTCCTTAGTAAGTTCCTTACATACCCAAAGACCATCTGGAGTACAAGGAACCTTGATCGTTGCTACTGCACCATATTTTTTTGCAAGTCGCCGACCTTCTTCAAGCATTTCCATGGCATTACCACCAACTTCCATGCTGATATCAGTCAACCCCATCTCTGCAAGTTCAGCATACACATCATCAGGACACTTCCCACTCCTGACCATAAGTGTAGGGTTTGTTGTAACACCATCGATCATACCAGTAGGCAGATGACGATTGATAATTTCAGTGTCGGCAGTATCAAGAAAAATTTGCATGGCAATAAATAACCTTCCATTGTATATAGCATCGGACTAAATAAGTTCAGACTGTGTAATTTACCAAATGAAAAGAGTCCTTTTTGCAGTTGCGTTAGTGGGGTCCGCCTTCGCACTGCCAGCAAAGGCAGACTTGATTCATCGCATGACTACCTCTACCCAACTGACTGTTGATGCTGCGGCATCTCAGGCTACTCGGATTGGATCTACGTATTCTACCAGTGGTAATAACATTACTGCATCCACCTTCGGCGGTCTTACTGCTGCCACTGGTGACAATGCATTGACTGCCCCTGCCACTATGACGGATGGCACCTATGCCATGACTACAGCAGGTAGTGCGTATAGTTTTTCAGAATCTTTCACTATGGGTGATTCTGTAAATACTGCGGGAACAACTGTCAATACAGGTGTTGTACCTGCACTGCCCGCTTTCGGGTCGGTGACGACTTCAAGCGGCGGTGTGGCTGGCGATCTAGCTGGAACGATTACGACGGCGGGCGCTGTTACTTTGACCGCTGGCGGAGCTGGCACAAGTGCTACCGGACAATTCGTGTCCGAGGTGACGGTGAAATGACCAATGCCAAAACTAGCACTTGCTCTGGTTGCGATTGTAACTGTCCTTGCAAATGCAAGGAGTGCAAAGTCTGTTCCTGTGGTGCCTAATTTTACACAAGGAAGTATGACTAGTCACACGGAAACAACTTCCACGGTGACTGAAACTATCAACAGCATAGACTATGCTACAGGTTGGACCTATAGCGTGACAGGAAATAATGTTCAACATAATGGAAGCAGTATCTCACCTGATGCTGGTTCAACCCCTAGTAATACTTTGAATGGCGTGACATCAACATGGACAGGATTAGATCTGGATCAAAAACCGGACTGGACATTGACAACTCCCGGAGCAGCGTTCCAATTCACGGAACACTACTCAGGTCCGGGCATGGCAACACAAACGATTATACAAAGAACCACAACCATAAACTCGGTCACAGATACTACAAGTATTTTCTCGCAGTAGTTCTTGGTTTAGGTAACATAGCACCTGCCCTCGCCAACACAGATGTTGGTGGGGTAAGTGCTACTGCAAACCCTGTGGCAAATAGCTCTGGCTCAGTGACCAACCAAGCTATCCAGGTATTACAAGGCCCATATATTACCAATACTTATGGAGGAGGGATCAGTTGCCAAGGTCCCACTATGAATATAACCCCATTCGTTACGGGATCACTATCCCAAACACACCCATACGAATCAACATTTGATGATCCCGTGTATGACATGAGGGATCTAGATGATGATGGTGCTCCCGATAATCCTGGCTCGATTTTATATTACGTTCCGACGAGAACAGGACAGAAAAATAATAGTAATATATCCCTTGGTTTCAGTGCCACTTGGTCTAGACCAATGGACAGACAACTACAAGATCAATGTAAGAAAGCAGCAGCAACACAAATTGCATTGCAAGAACAGATGACTGCCAATAAGAGACTCGACTTTGAGATCGCGAGACTCAAAAATTGTGGAGAATTGATAAAGGCAGGAATCATGTTCCACCCTAGGAGTGAGTATGCGAAGATATGTGAAGACGTTATAGTATTGAATAAGAACTACGTCGTACCACACCGTCACTCTATTCCTTCCCCTTCAACTTCCGAATCGCGTGGGAACGGATCCGCTGCTGATCTCGGCGGTCCCTTACAGACTCGGGGGGAATCTTCTTCTTCCTCAAAGTAGCAATCTTTTTGATAATCTTTTTGACTGTTGGTTTGACTGCTTTCAGTACCAGATCTGCTAAGGGTTTTGCCAACAGTGCTGACGTGGTAGCAACAACAGCAATACTAGCAGTGGTAGTAACTGATGCTGGAGAAGGTATTGCTTTGACGATTTGATCTGGAATACTAAGTTCAACCTTGACAGGTATACACTCCTTTCCAACCAATTTATACTCAGTAATTTTTTTACTACCACCATCAGTCAGGGTACCTACAGGTTCTTTCAACTCCTGTGCTTCTGTAGGGCACCTAGGAATTTCTGTGGGTGGTGTTGGAGGAGTCTCTGGTGGGTCTGGTGCTGCAACAGGAGGAACTTTCTGATCTTTCTGAAATATCAGATCCTCTTTATTATAATCTAGGGGAGTGAAGGATGGTGTATCTGCATCACAGAACACCCTGACACCTCTAGGATCATCGTCAGGTAAGTTCTGCTGCTTGTCATCATCAATGTGTGCCTCTACACATCCAGGCACGTTTACAATCGGAGTACCAATCTCTACGGTTACCGGTGGTGCTGATTGCTGAACCGATGGTGCCCGTACATTGTTGTCAAATATTCTATTTACATCAGGAATGTCAAGTTTGCGGACCCTAATGGGTCTCACCTGAATATCAATGGGGTCCATTTTCGCGGACATCAATACCAAGTATATAGTAGACGACATAGAAAACTCCCGCCAGGAGCAGTATGATCGAGAAGATCACACTCCAGACGGGATCGTTTACATCTTGAAGGGGACGTAGTACGAGGTTCATCTCACGTCATGTCCACCAAACATTGCTCGCATACCGTTCAGTATCTTGAAAGCGAAAGCCCCCAGGCGACGCGACCCAAAACGCTCAAACAACGCCGTACTAATAACAGGAGTGGGGACACCCAGATCGACAGCGGCATGAACAGTCCAACGACCCTCACCGCTATCGGATACCCCTCCATCGAAATTATCAAGCTCTGTATTGCCACGAAGTACATCCGCAGTAAGGTCAAGTAACCAACTGCCAACCACGCTACCGCGACGCCACAACTCAGCCACTTCAGCAACGTCAATGTCGTAGCAGTAATCTTCTGGGTGCTCCATAGGAGCGACCTCTGCGTCTCCTGCTTTGACATACGCACTTCCTGCATTTGCTTCGTGAAGAATGTTGAACCCTTCCGCATATGCCTGCATCATACCATACTCAATGCCGTTGTGGACCATCTTGACGAAGTGTCCAGCACCAGGTCCTCCACAATGCAACCAACCATACTCAGCACTGCGAGTGTAGTCTAGAGGATCAGTTCGTGGTGCGGCACTGAGACCAGGTGCGAGTGCCCTAAAGATAGGAGAGCAGATGGATACTGCGCCACTTGAACCACCAACCATAAGACAGTATCCACGGTCCAGACCGTAGACACCACCACTAGTGCCACAGTCAATATACGCGATGCCAAGTTTAGATAATCTTTCGGCCCTTTTGCGAGAGTCCTTGAAATTGCTATTCCCGTGATCAATAATGATATCTCCAGAACTACAAAAACGTAATAGCTCATCGATAGTTTCCTCTACAGTTTCAGCAGGTACAACCATCATGAAGATGCCTGGTTGTTCTGTGATGACAGTCTCTCCAGACTTCTCACCATAGATGCTCTTTGTTTCTTTGACTACTTGAACAAGGCTTTCCACAGAAGTGGTATATCCACTGATATAACCCGCTTCATATTGGTCGTTAGCTTTTTGAACATTGTTTCTGTAACCCCATACTTCGATGTCGGCGTTCATCATGCGGCGGGACATACCCTCACCCATGCGACCAAGACCAATGATTCCAACTTTCATGATTGAATTTTTTCTAATACTTCCTGAACAACTTCTTTGATGATACTAACATCAATCCCCAGGAAGGGTGGGATCATGCCAATGGTTCTAAAAAATCCGTCAACAAATAGTGCTAGGAAAATAATACCTAGGACCATGCTGATCATTGAGGCATTGCGATTGTGCTGAGTGATAGCAGCATCAATCATCTGCTGGACTTCCTCCTTTGTGGGGTTTGTCATGTGAGTTGAATGGTTCCCAATGTTCCCAACCATATTTGTGAACTGCCCACATACCCAGGATGGGTACGAAGACTAGTAGAGAGGACAATAAACCTAAAGAATATTGGTTATTTAGAACCAATGCAGAGAGTCTCCCTGCCGTGTGTGCTATTCCGGATAATCCCATTTGGTGATGAAATCAGTCTTATGAACTGGACCCCAGGCACCTTCATGGTAAAGATAGGGACTTGTCCTCACAGCACAATTATCGCCGGTGCAGAGCAATTCGTCAACGATTCGCCAGGATTCCAACACTTCTTCTGAATGAACAAAGTGAGACTGGTCTCCGTTGATTGCATCATAAAGAAGTTTTTCATATCCATCTACGCCCAACCAATCAGGATAGCGGTGGGTGAGTGTTGCAAGTTCAACCTTATCACCAAGTCCAGGAGACTTCACATCAATCTGGATATCAAGGTGAGCATGTGGTTGAAGACGCATCACAATACGTCCAGGAGTTTCACCCTCAAACAATGATGACAGTGGAGGGGTCTTGAGTTTGATTACAACCTCCACACACTTGTAGGGCATCTTCTTACCAGTCAGGTAATAGAAAGGAACCCCTTGCCACCTCCAGTTATCGATGTACAAGTCACCCGCAACAAAGGTTTGGGTATTAGACTCTGGTCCAACTCCCTGCTCCTCACGATAACCTTCATACTGACCAGTAATAAACTTCTTACCAAGGCGAGTGGCAGAAAGTAGTTTTACTTTTTCTCTACGAACTTCTGTAGCATCCATACGACATGGTGCTTCCATAGCAATCAGTGCCAGGACTTGCAGCATGTGGTTCTGGAGCATGTCTCTCACGACACCAGCAGTGTCATAGTATTGTGAGCGACCATCACAACCAATAGTTTCAGATGCAAAGATCTGTACTTCTTCTACGTAATTGCGGTTCCATAGAGGTTCCAGCAGAACGTTGCCAAACCGAGTAGCAAGAATATTGTTGACAGTATCTTTACCAAGATAATGGTCAATGCGATAGACTTGTTTTTCGCGTAGATATCTCCCAACCACAGACTGTAGATGATTAGCAGATTCAAGATTGTACCCAAAGGGTTTCTCGATAACCACTCTGGAGTGGTCTGGGTCGTCAAGGAATCCTGCTTCTTTGAGATTGATGATAGCATTCTCATATCGTTCAGGCGGGACTGACAAGAAGTACGTAGTTTCTACAGTTTCATCATGGAGAGCATGAAGACTTTCTTGGCAATCCAAGTCAGCACATTGGAAGTCCAACCAATGTGTGAAGTCTTGAGGATACTCTCCTAAAAGTTCTAACCATTGATGTCGAGTGTACTCACGACGAGAACACCCGACAACTAAAAGATTCTCCGGCAGTAATTGCTTACGCCACAACTGGAACAGTGCTGGAATCAGTTTTCTTTTACAAAGATCACCAGTCGCACCAAAGATAACGATGCGTTTACTAATGTGCTGTTCCGTTTCCATCATAATTTTCGGAGTCGTAGTAGACATTTTCACCTTTTCGTATCCCGAAATATATCGTGGATAGTACAAAGGGTATTGCTGTCCAAATAAGGACATCAGAGAAGGTCACGATTTTTTAGGAGGTACAACGGGAGGTTCCCCGGATGCAGTGTTGGTTCCAATGGTCAGTGGTGCTTGTTCAATACGAATGGTCTGTGCCGGAGCAGTACGTGCTGCTGCTTCAATAAGGCGTTCCATATCTGCCTTACTGATGCCGCCACCGCCACCATTCATAGCACCTTTCTTAGCAGTCTGAACCCCGAACGTAGCTAAAACCCCAGTAAAGACACTGGCGATAAAGGTCGGATCGAGATCCTGCTTAGGCATCTTGAATGCTTCAGGCAGATCTACATATGCCAGAGTAAGAATACCACCAGACCAGATAAGGATACCCAGACGGACTAGCGTAGACAACGCTGCCATCTTCTCATCAGGATCCTTATCATCGTCTTCTTTCTTGGATTTTGCTTTGTCTTCGGGTTTCTTTTTACCGAAGGGCAACCAACCAGTCTTTTCTTTCTCGTCCTTAGGGGGAGGAGAAGCCGGTCCTTTCTCAGTCATATGCCAGGATAAGTCTGGCTATATTTAGAACGGTACTGGTCCTCCAGTGAGTTTGGCCTTAGGTGCAGGCACGGGAGGAAGGACACCACCGGTAGTCTTTGGCAGTCCACCACCGTTGAATTTACTAACGATAGCGTCCTGAACGCCCTTGGTTACTTGTGCTTTGATGTTGTCTCGGATATTGTCACGATTCACATACACATAACCAGCAGTGCCTACGACACCTACGCTAGTAATGAATGAGAACACTGACATGAGACTAAGAATTTTCTGCATGTTCCTCAATAGGAGTTAGTGTGTACAAAGTTTCTGCACGATTACGAATGTAATTCTGGAAGTGTTGTTCAAGTCCAATGGTTGTTTTGTTACCCTGACTTACCCAGTCATGACAGAACTCATACACAAGTCTGCAATGATCATTTAGGTGATGAGACAATGCACGAAAAACTTCGGCTCGAAGTTGCATGCGTTCTTCAGAGTATCTCCAGTCATTCATGTCGCTGGGATCCAATAAAGCTTTCCGCATCGAGGACAACGAGAGGTCGTCTGCCATTCTTTTTTATAAAGAGGATTGGTTCGTAATCACCAGAGTTGGCACACGCCTGGTCATATGCATCCCAGACGTTTAGTCTCTCTGTGTTCTTGCATTCTACACTGAAAGGGAACTTTTGTCTAGCTGCACGTGCCATGATGATGTCTTCACCACCAGCACCCATAGATCTAGACTCTACATCCTCAGGATGTACTTCCAACATTTCTATAAGTTTAGTTCTAACCCACTGTTGGAGTCTTCTACCCTTAGCCTTAGCAGACTGAACCCTCATTACCTAGTCGTTCACTTACTATATCTATAACATATTTCGCTATCGTCTTATGACCTTCTACAGAAGGATGTCCATCGTAAGGTATTCTATCAAAAACTAATCCTGTTCTACTTGATTGCATCCCTAAGTGCATATCATACTTGTTATCAGTTTCGTGAGGGTTCAGCAATGTACTAAAGAAAGATCTTTCCAATCGTCCCACAGATGCAAGGTAAGCCTTGAATGAGTTGTATACAACAGTTTCTTGAGTTCTTGCCCCATAATCACTGTACATCCTACTAAATCTAAAATCTATCCAATCTGCAAACTTACGTCCATCTACAAGTCCCCACCGTTCTATACATTTAGATTCTAAACCAACATAATCCGATAAACTATATCTCATCCACCTTTTCTTTCTATCATCATAAAACTCACCTCTGATAGGAACGGTGGTTTGTAGAAAATAAAAGTCATAAACATTAGTAGTAGGTTTATGAAACAGGTTTCTCATAACTGTTTCATTACAAGCACCACAAGAAGATGCGTTTATTTCCTCAGCACCAAAGTGATCACAGACCAACTTTGACCAGCGATATTTGGTGGGGTCAAGGTGAAGTATGTTACCTAATCCACCACCATAGGTGAGGGAGTCCCCATCAAAATAAAATTTCAATCTTTGATACCCTTGATTTTTTTCCACTTGTTATGCATTGCCTGAAGGTGCCAAGACTGTGACAGACTCTTGGCACCTTCCTCCAATACTTTTAGATCTCTTGGATCACTAGTGTACTTCTTATAATCTTCTCTCCAATTTGTCATAGTTGGAATCCGCTGAAGGAATCTTTCTTGACATCCTGCTTGATACCACCCACCACGTAGGACTCCACCTCCGTCTCCTGTGGGGCGACCTGAAGACCTTTAGAGGAGATCCAGTGCTCAGTCCAAGGAAGTGGGTTATTGTGCACTGGAGCGTCATACAGAGGGGTCAGACCAATCGCTCGCATACGCTTGTTAGCGATCCACTCCACATACTTGACGAGGAGTTTGTCATTGAGACCGATCATGCTTCCATCCTTGAACAGATACTGTGCCCACTCTTTCTCTTCTGCCACTGCATTGGCAAACATATCGGTTACAGTCTGCTCTTCTTCCTTGATGATCTCCAACATCTCAGGATCATCACCCTTTTGCCATGCCTTGATGATCTGTTGAGTCAGCACAGTGTGCTGGTTCTCATCACGTGCAATCAGAGAGATGATCTTTGCAGATCCTTCCATCAGTTTCAGTTCACCAAAGGCAAACGAACAAGCAAAGGACACATAGAAACGAATACCCTCAAGGATATTGACGTTTGACACTGCCAGATACAGACGACGCTTCAGTTCCTTACGGGTGTACTCAGCAGTAGGGGAACCAGCATAGTCTGCTGACCACATATTACCACCACCCCACTCGTTTGCTACTTGCAGGAACTCATCGTATGCCCTTGTCACACTCTTGGCACGTGCCAGGATGCGTTCATCATCCAGGATGGTGTCAAAGACCTCAGCAGGATCGGGATACACATTCTTGATAATGTATGTGTAAGAACGTGAGTGGATCATCTCCATGAACTGCCATACATTCATGGCACCTTCCAATTCAGGGAGAGCACAGTATGGAGAGAATGCCATCCCAGGACCACGACCCTGCACAGAGTCCAGGAGGATCTGATACTTCAGGTTGGAGGTGAAGATGTGCTTCTGCTCAGGACGCAGAGTCTTGTAGTCGCCACGATCTTTCTGGAGAGACACCTCTTCAGGACGCCAGAAGTATCCCAGCATCTGGTTGGTCAGTTTTTCAAAGACTGGGTACTTATAGGAGTCATACCGCTGGACACCCAGGGGTGCCCCAAAGAACATCGGTTGTGTTTTAGTATCAACGTGATTATCGTTGAATACTGTCATACCTTGAACAGGCATATCTTTTGAATTTTTTCTAAATTGCACAGGATTCACAGGTTTCTTCGTCTTCGTTTTGAATGGAGGCGATAAGAGAATTCTTATCTGGTACGTTGTCATGCCAGCCAATGGAGTGTGCTGGTTCGTCCATTTCGTCGGACTTCATGTCATGTGTGTTCTGGTAGTAAGAAGTCTTCCAACCGTATTTGTATGTGGTCAATAGATCGTTTGCCATAACAGACACAGGTACTTCATTGTTGTCATAATCGATAGGATTATAACTCCAGTTACCTGAAATTGCCTGATCAAAGAACTTTTGCATCACGGAAACGACGTTGATGTAACCTCGGTTTCCTTTCATCTCCCAGAGGAGAGTGTAACTGTTCTTCAATCGTTGGTACTGTGGTACCACTTGCTTGAGCGGACCCTTCTTGGATTTTTTGATGGACAGGTAGTCACGCGGTGGTTCGATTCCGTTGGTGGCATTTGACACAACGGAACTGCTCTCCGATGGCATCTGTGCGGACAGTGTTGAGTGCCGTAATCCGTGTTCGGCGATAGATACCCTAAGACTATCCCAATCATGTTGCAAATCTACGCAAGAAATTTCGTCAACATCTTTCTTATAATGATCAATAGGCAAGAGTCCCTGAGCATATTTAGTAGCAGGGAAGTATTCACATTGACCCTTCTCTTCTGCCAGTTTGTTTGACGCTTTGAGGAGATAATACTGGAACGATTCTGTCAGGGAGTGAACTGCATCCCATGCCTCTTGACTGTCATAGTTGAACCCAAGTTTGGCAAGGTAGTGTGCCAGACCAATGAACCCAACACCCAGTGACCGACGTGCTTTTGTGCTGATCTCTGCTGCTTTGACAGGGTACTCTTGATAGTCAATGATCTCATCCAGACCACGGACAACCAGGTCACACAAGTCTTCCAGTTCGTCGTCAGACCGTACCTTACCCACGTTGATAGCAGACAGGATGCACAAGGCAATTTCTCCCGCTCCATCAATGTGCTGGATGGGGTCTGTGGGCAGGGTAATCTCTTGACACAGGTTGCTCATCGACACCTTGTCAGTGAACGAGGAGTGACTGTTACAGTGGTCGATATTCATGATGTAAATACGACCTGTCTCTGCCCGTTCTTTTAGGATTGAGAGGATGAGTTCCTGTGCACTGACGGTGGTGCGGGGGATGGACTCGTCTTGTTCGTACTGGCAATAAAGACTGTCAAAAGAATCAGTGCCGAAAGCGTCGAAAAGACCAGGCACAGCATGCGGACTGAACAATGAAACGGTTTCGTTTTTGATAAACCGTTCGTAGAAGAGTTTGCTGAACTGGATACTGTAGTCAAGTTTTCTTACACGGTTGTCTTCGGTCCCTTTGTTGTTCTTGAGGACGATGATGTCTTCGATTTCTTGGTGCCAGATTGGAAAGTGAACCGTAGCTGATCCACCTCGGACGCCATTTTGAGTGCAGCATCTGACAGTTGATTCAAATTTCTTGAGAAACGGAACAACGCCAGTGTGCTGAACTTCTCCGCCTCTGATTTTACTGTTGATGCCACGGATTGCGCCTGCGTTGATACCGATTCCCGCTCTTTGTGCAACGTATTTGCCAATAGCCATATCAGAGCTAAAGATGCTATCGAGGGTGTCAGCAACATCAACAAGAACACAACTAGCAAACTGTCTAAGGGGTGTTCGCACCCCTGCCATGACTGGTGTTGGGATGTTGATTCGGTGCTTGCTGATTGCGTCGTAGTATCGTTTGACATATGACAGACGTGTATCTTGTGGATAGTTGGCAAACAAAGTTGCCGCAATCATCATATACATTTGCTGGGGAGTCTCAAAGACTTTCCCATTGCTACGGTCTTGTACCAGATACTTATCGACTACCTGGCGGAGACCAGCAAACGTAAACAAATAGTCACGTTCGTGATCAATGTAACCATTGAGAGTAGCAATCTCTTCAGGGGTATACTTATCTATAACGGTAGTGTCGTAAACACCACGTTCAATACAGTCCTTGATATGACTCTCTAGCGACGGAATGTCCTCAAGCAGACCATACAGTTGCTTACGGACAGAGAACAGAAGCAAACGGGCAGCAACAAATTGATAGTTGGGATGATCGAGATCAATCAGGTCACTCGCAGACCTAATAAGAATCTCTTGAATTTCTGCTGTGCTGATGCCATCAAAAAATTGGATACCAGATTGGATCTCTACCTGACTAGCAGAAACATTTGCCAATCCATCACATGCCCTCTCAACCATGACATGCATTTTGTCCAAATCAAGAAGTTCAATCGAACCGTTACGCTTGACAACTTTAGTACCGTTGCTCATACTCTTTTCCAAGTTTGTAATTTTAGTTTTGCTTCTAAACCATGATACGTGTTACATTCTAGCAGAGATTGGATGTCCAGTCCAGCTAAATGCATATCGTTGATATCCTTCTGTCGTATTTCAGAAGGAAAGATGACTACCTTGTGCTTTTGTTCAATGGCGTGAGAAATTTTAGATACGATCTCCCTGTTTCTTGGCTCGTTGTCGTAGACATAGATAAAATCACCAGTGGCAGTGCCAAGAGAAATATCACTGCCGCACATTGCAATAGCATTGACAACAAAGTGGGAGTCGAAGGGTCCTTCGGTGACATAAACCGGTTTTTCCTTGTCAATTTTGTCCAGTCCGTAGACCTTTGGATGGTCGTCGTCAAGCATCAAGGTGAGATATTTAGGTTCTACGAACTTGTCTAATGCTCTACCCTGTAACCCAATCAATTTCTTGTTTTCATCATACATTGGTATGACTATACGGTCATGATCCTTATGGACATTTTCGTATGAGGGTTTGAGAGTATTGCAGAAATGCTTGAACTCTTTGGCATAATAAAAGTCGTTGGGATCTAGATCTCTAGACCTCAAATACTCTGCTGCCCGGTCATTCTCAGACGCTTTGGGCAGGTTTAGTTTCTTAGCAAAGACGGGTTTCTTGAACTTGAATACCTTGTCAGGAACAGTCGTTCCCTTTCCACTCAGACCTGACTTGTACCTCTCAAAGACGTACTGATCATACAACTGTGAGTCCATGTCCTTCAAAAAGTTAGTGAAGGACTTAGACATGCCACAGTTGTGGCACTTGAAGTTGAAACTAGTCTTTATTGAATAAAGATACCCTCGGGTTTTGTTCTTGTTCTTCTGTGAGTCGCCACAGTAAGGACACCTGAAGGTATATAAGTTCTTCTTAGTGGTTTTGAACTTCCCCAGTCTTGCAGATACCAAACTAATATACTTGGTATCGATGTGTATCATGGCAAGTTAGGGAGATTGTTTGATTATAGCAGGAGGCGTTTGGTCAGTCAACACGCCTGCTATCTTTTGACCGATAGGAGACACTACAATACTGATCACTGCCAGGGCACCAGCAATGCTCCATAATTTTTTCTCTAGGGTTCTCAAGCGTTGATCAATAAGGCGTATGTCTCGCTCACACCCTGCCTTGATAAGGTCTGCTTCTGCATGGAACTCTACTCGTAACTCTTCTACCTTGTCAAAGAGTACGGCATCAATCCGATCTTGCTTTTCTAGTTTTTCATTGTGAACAGCAAGTAGTTGACCCATCTTCACGGAATTATCCTGAAGAGACTCCACCACTTTTTCTAGTCTCTCAAGTATTGCTGTGTTTACCTGATCGTTGTTCACTTTGGTGTCCAGATTTTACGTGAACGGGGACCTAGATAGGCGTATTTTTTTCTCTTTTTATTTTTTATCGGGGGGTCATCCCCTGCCTCTTTAGACCCAGCAATCTTACCACCAGAAATACTGTTTGTAGGGACATCTTCCCTGATAAGATCTAGAATCCAATTGAGTTTCTTCTCGTCCATCAGATTGAGTTGAGAATTACGTTACATTCTTTATCAATTGGAATTCTATCTAGACCAGTCTTAGGATAGTCTGGAATTCTATTGAGGAAGAGCAAACAAGTGTACAGAACCGACCAATACTCTCTGTCGATTTTATAAAACAACAGAGGGATTGTGCCCTCCCCAAATACATTGAAGCATATAATCAAATGATTCAAGATGAGATGATGTTTCAACTCACCTTGAACCTGGTACTTTTTGAGTAATCGTTTGATGTATTTGAATCTCTTTAGATCCTCCTCAAAATCCTCCATAGTGGAGGCATGAGGATTTTCATAATGTTTTATAGCAAAGAGCAAATAGTTATCATCATTTAGTTCATCAAATTTCATTTACATCAAGCTGTTACAGTAATAGTTCCTGCTGCTGTGCCAATAGATGCAGCGTTAGTGATCGTGGAGTTGGTGCTAGTACCAGCATCCTTGACCGAACCGCCGTTCAGTGCCATGGCATTAGCGCCAATGGACAGAACGTCATCAGCATCGGTTGCGGCATTGCCAGCAGCGATGGTGAGGGAGAAGACCAGTTCGTTGGTGCCTGTGCCTGAGGCATAGGACAACGTGTGGTTAGAGTTGGTGTCGTTCACAACGGTGAGTTGTGGCGTACCAGTAACGTCAACTGCTTCATTGAAACGAACTCGTACCTGCAAGGTACCACCATCCGACTTATCAAATGCAGTGGTGATGAATTCAATCTCAGTGATGTCAGCAGAACCAATAGACACTGCCAGTCCACTAATAGCAACCAGCAACTCTGGATCCGCATCGGTATTATCGTTACCGCTCAGAGCAGAACCGGCTTCCCGAACCCAACCACTTGCGTTTGCAAAAACTTCTTTCTTCTCCGCAGTAGTCAAATTCTTTGGCTTAGACTCGTCTGCGTCTGATGCTCCCCAGAGTGCCATGTTCTGTACGTAATTTTGTTGAAATATTTATGCTCAGCGAGCTTTGATCGCTGCGGCAACTGTCTCCAGAAGTTTATCATCCATGTCAGTCTTTGTCAATTTGACTGCTTTACCAAGGATGACCAAACAAACTTCAATAAGTTTCTCTCCAAGTTCCTCGTTTTCGGGGATCTTGTTTACTGCATCCGAAATAACTTTCGTTGCCAATGGAAGAAGGAATGATAGCATGATGATAAACCAATATAATAATTATATAGGTCAGACTCCCCTCAGTAATCGATTCAGCAATTCTGCTCCACGACCTGCTGCACTTTTCTTCTCAAGATTTTTCTTTTCTTGAGTAGTCATGTGCTTGTTAGCATCATTCTTTGCCCGGATGTCGTCATCAATACCCTCCGGCATGTTGCTCACATACTTACCCTTCGCCTTGTCATAACGACGGACCTCACCTTTACGCAAGGGTTTTTCACCAGAGTCTTTACGATAATCTTTCCAAGACTTGCCATGCTTCATACGCATGTCTTGTTCTTTATTACTCTTTTCACTTTTCTCAATTCTTTTCATTGCCTTACGGTCTGAAAGAATACTAGACCGAAGTGCTTCCGACTGGAACCGATCACGGAACTTACGGAGAGGCATAGATTTGTCACGAAACTCTTTCTTAGATTCGTAACCACTAGGTTTAGATCCATCCTTAGTGGATGAACGACGACCCAAAGACTTCCTTTCAGAAGACTGACTCATCTTACCAGGTTTACCGTACTGAGACTTGAACTTCTCATCGATGGTACTTTCTTTCATTTTCTTCTTCTCAGGTAAACCTTTGTGTTTGGTTTTAGCAAATTTCTTTACGCTGGACACACTGGTGGTGGCGGCAATTTGGGAAACCTTAGGCGACGGCGCTTCCAGTTCCCCTTTTTGAGCCGCTCTAACCATCCCGAAGAGTCTTTGTTGGGATCGGGACTTGGCGGGCATGGGTCAGTCTGACTCCCCTTGGCGTGGTTTGTATGGGTTGTGGTTGGCATTCCTCTTCTTCTGTGCAAGTTTGCCTTTGATCTTGTCCACAGGGGTTACACCTTTGTAACCTTTCTTACCGGGTTGCTTCTTCTTACCCTGAGGTTGAATAGCTTTACCACGGGAGGACATCATACCACCGGTCTTACGCATTTCGCGAGAGACCTTATCGAATGCACTCTTACCATCACGGGTTCCGCCCTTCTCGGACTTGTTCCCAGTCTTGAAATCCTTTCCAGTTTCCTTAGCGTAACGAGTACGCTCAATCATCTGGAGTGCTTGCTCTTCTACAGAGTCAAGCATAGAGTTGTCAGAACTCTGAGGGAGGAGAGCACCCTTCATGATGTTCTCCTTTGCCTGCTGACGCTTCTTCTTGGTCTTCGCCAGGATCCGTGCCTTAGCAGCATCGGCATCCTTTTGAGGAACACGGTACCCATCACGGTCAGTCTTCAGACGTTCCATGGGTTTGTCGGAACAGGCACCCTCGGTCTTCAACTGAGGGTTGATCTCGATCTTGTTCTTGACGCCGCTAGTCTGAATGTCTAGTTTTTCAGTCTTAGCGGCTTCGGAAAAAAAACCTTCGCCCATCTCCTGACGCCAGTCCGAATACTCCTTGACACAGTTAGGAACAACGCGACCGTTCTTTTCCTTAGTACCCTTTGCCTTGTAACCTTTCCAGCAGGTGCTAGCGCCCACGTTCTTACGTGCTGCCTTCATGCTGCCTTCATCGATTGCATCACCTTCGGGTTCAAAGGAGTTGGCAAGTTTTACATGAGGTGCCAACTTGTACAGAGGTTTGCCATCAATCTTGCTCTTCATGCCCGACTTATAGTTGCGGAATGCAGGAGTATTGCCCTTCACATCAGCATTAGTGATGGTGTATACCTCGCCGCAGAGTTCTACCTCCTCGGCATGCTCCATCTCCTCCTTCTTGTACTGAGGATGGTCGTCAACTTTGTGACCACGCTTCTTCTCAAGACGTGCCTTACGCTCTTCAGTTCCCTTCTCGGGATCCTTGTCGCGGATGCCTTCTTCTAGGTCCTCTTCCTTGACACAGTTAGGAACTTGGCGACCATTCTTCATCTTGGTGCCTTTTGCCTTGTATCCGTCCCAGCAAGTAGAAGCGCCCACGTTCTTACGTGCCTGCTTCATGCTGCCTTCGGCAACTGCTTCTTCCTTACGGGTATCCTGACCATCAGCCTTGCCACCCTTGGCACGCTGAATAGCGTTATGAACGGCACCGGCGTGTTCTTTGGAACCGCTTTCTACTTTACCGTCGCCATCATAATCTTTCTTGGCTTTCTTTTCCTCTTCATAATAAGGACGACGGAAGTCCTCATATGCTTGGTTCCAGACGCTCATTTTCTATAGTGGACGATTGACTGTTATCTTTATTTAGCAGGAGTTGCGTCCTTTACCCAAGTTCTAAAGATTTTTTTGCTCTCGTCAAGGCAAATTAGATAGTTTGGTCCACGTCTAATGATCTTGCCAGACTTATCACCAGCAGTGATTGGGTCTCCTTCGTTAAAGATTTCGCCTGACTTATACTGCTCTTCTAGTGAACGCTCCTCTACGGGGATGACGTTCATCATCACGTAGTTGTAGAGTTTGCCGTTCTGTTCTGTCGCTAGTTGTGCGATCTCTGTAGCGCGAGACTTGCGAACTACGATGTTGATTGCGTTGTATCCACTTTCGTAGATAGA